CCCTTGCGCACGAAATGCGGCTTACCCCAATTTTTAAAAAATCCCAAGGAACCTCTGTCAAACTCTGGACACACCACTTGTTTTGAAAATAGGTGTACATTACGCGCAACGAGGTTACACGGCCTACGCAATATGTTTGAACACTTGGTGCAATTCAACCCGGAGCCAACACCGCCCGGGATCATGACGAGACTGGCCGACGCCGAGCCGGGAGAAGTCTTGGCCGCGCAGGTAACCACGGCCAGTTGGTTGCAGGAGCTGGGCGTGCCCCCGGACGACGAAGTGATTGACGAACTTGAGAAGGCTGACGCACGCAAGGCGTTTCAGGCCCTGACCACCAACACCGACACGACCGAGCAGAAGGCTGCGCTGGTCCAGCTCAAGACGCCGGAAGCTGTGCGCCACATCACGGGCATGCTGACGGCCTACGACTGGGAGTTCATCGAGCAGGCCAAGGAACTTCGGGGATACACGGTGGCCAAGCTGGTCGAGGAGACCAACAACGCCAACGCCAACATCCGCTTGAAGGCGCTCGGCCTGCTGGGCAAGGTCACGGAGGTGGGGCTGTTCACCGACAAGATCGAGGTCAAGAAAACGGACATGACCGAGGACGAGATCGACAAGCGCCTCAAGGAAAAGCTGGCCAAGTTCATGGATGTGTCCGACGCTGACGTGACGGACATCGTCGAAATCACCACCACACCCCCAACGCCTGATGACAACAGCCACACTGACGCCTGAGCAAGCGCAAGCGCTGTTCAAAAACCTTGGCAAGCTGACAGCGGCCGAGAAGCTGGAGGCGTTGGAGCTGCTGGACAAGGCGCAGGCCCACAAGCAGAAGAACTTGTCCCGGTCGGACATGATCGAGTTCGCCAAAGCGGTGTATCCGGGCTTCAAAATAGGCCCCCACCACAGAAAACTGGCCAAAATCTTCTCGGAAGTGATCGCCGGAACCAAAAAACGGGTGATCATCAACATCGCGCCGCGTATGGGCAAGTCCGAATTCAGCTCTTACCTGTTTCCGGCCTTCTTTTTGGGTAATTTCCCCGAGAAGAAGATCATCATGGGCACCCACACAGCCGGTTTGTCGGAAGATTTCGGCCGACGGGTGCGAAATTTGCTCGCTGACGAGGATTACCATGGCCTTTTCCCCCGAACGCTGGTAGCCGATGACCAGAAAGCGGCAGGCAAGTGGAGCACTTCAGCCGGGGGCCAATACTACGCCGCAGGCGTAGGAGGCGCTCTTGCTGGTCGTGGTGCTGATCTGTTCGTTATTGACGATCCTCACTCGGAGCAGGACGTCAAGGCCAACTCACGGCTGGCTTTCGACACTGCGTGGTCTTGGTTCCAGACGGGCCCGCTCCAGCGACTGATGCCGGGCGGGGCGATCATCATTGTGATGACGCGCTGGGGCAAGCTGGACCTGACCGGGCGCTTGATCGACTACCAAGCCAAGAACCCGGAGTCCGAGCCATGGGAGATCGTGGAGCTTCCGGCCATCTTGCACGAGGACACGGAGAACGAGAAGTCCCTGTGGCCCGAGCAGTGGCCGCTGGCCACCCTCAAGGCGACAAAGGCGTCGATCGACCCCCAGTACTGGAACGCCCAGTACATGCAGCAGCCCACCAGCAACAACGCGGCCATCATCTCGCGCAAGTCGTGGCGCGTGTGGGAGAAAGACGAGCCGCCGCGCTGCGACTACATCATCCAGAGCTGGGACACGGCGTTTGAGACCAGCAACACGGCTGACTATTCCGCGTGCACCACGTGGGGGGTGTTCTACAACGAGGAAGAGAACGACAAGGCGCAGGTCATCTTGTTGGACGCGTTCAAGGACCGCATGGCCTTCCCGGAGCTCAAGGTGATCGCGCTCAAGCACTACAAGGAGTGGGAGCCCGATGCGTTCATCGTGGAGAAGAAGGCCGCTGGCGCGCCGCTGATCCAAGAACTCAGGGCTGTGGGCATCCCGGTCGAAGAATTCAGCCCCAGCCGGGGCAACGATAAAATCGTCCGGCTCAACGCGGTGTCTGACCTGTTTGCCTCTGGCTCGGTCTGGGCACCGGACAAGCGGTGGGCCCGCGAGGTGATCGAGGAGGTTGCGTCCTTTCCCAACGGAGAGAACGACGACTTCGTTGACACCACATCTCAGGCGCTGTTACGCTTTCGCCGGGGCGGCTTCATCCCGCTGGACACCGACGAGCAAGAAGAGCGCTTTTATGCCGCCCGCCGGGCTGCGTACTACTAAGGAAAAACATGGCCACGAACATTGACAAGGCGCTGTTTCAGCAGCCCACGGGCATTGCGGCGGCAGCCGAAGACACGGACCCGCTCGAAATTGAGATCGTTGACCCGGAGGCCGTGCGCATCGACATGGGCGACATGGAGCTCGAGATCGAAAAGGCAGAGCCTTCGGCCGACGACTTTGACGCCAACTTGGCCGAGTACATGGCCGAGGGTGCGTTGTCCACGGTGGCGGGGGACTTGGCCAGCGACATCGACAACGATCGCGGCAGCCGCAAGGACTGGGAGAAGGCCTATACCGAGGGGCTCAAGCTCTTGGGCCTGAACATGGAGGAGCGCACGGAGCCATGGAACGGGGCCAGCGGCGTGTTCCATCCCATGATCACCGAAGCGGTTGTCAGGTTCCAGTCAGAGACCATCACCGAGACGTTCCCGGCCGCTGGCCCGGTGCGTACCAAGATTGTGGGCAAGGAGACGCCGGAGAAGAAAGAAGCGGCCATGCGTGTCCAAGAGGACATGAACTTCCAGCTCACGGAGGTGATGAAGGAGTTCCGCGCTGAGCACGAGCGCATGCTGTGGAGCCTCCCGGCCACCGGCTCGGCGTTCAAGAAGGTCTATTTTGACCCCAGCCTTGACCGCCAAGTGTCGATCTTCATCCCGGCCGAGGACATTTTGCTGCCCTACGGCACCTCAAACATCCAGTCGTGCTACCGCGTCACCCACGTGATGCGCAAGACCAAGAACGAGATTGTCAAACTGCAGCAGGCCGGGTTCTACGTGGACGTGGAGCTGGGTGACCCCGACAAGGCCATTGACGAGATCAACAAGGCCAAGGACAAAGAGACCGGGTTCAGCGATCTGAACGACGAGCGCTTCACGCTGTACGAGTGCCACGTGGACTTGGACCTCAAAGGGTTCGAGGACGAGGACGACGGCAAACCCACCGGCATCGCGCTGCCGTACGTGGTGACCTTCATCCGGGGGACCAACACAGTGCTGTCCGTGCGCCGCAACTGGCGCGAAGACGACGACCTGCACTTGAAGCGCCAGCACTTCGTGCACTACCAGTACATCCCCGGCTTTGGTGCGTACGGCTTTGGCCTGTTCCACCTGATCGGCGGGTTTGCCAAGTCGGCCACCAGTTTGATGCGTCAGCTGATCGACTCCGGCACGTTGTCCAACCTGCCCGGGGGCCTGAAGACTCGCGGCCTGCGCATCAAGGGTGATGACACCCCGATCTCCCCGGGCGAGTGGCGCGACGTGGACGTGGGCTCCGGTGCCATCCGCGACAACATCATGCCGCTGCCCTACAAGGAGCCAAGCCAAGTGCTTATGGCGCTGCTGGGCAACGTGGTCGAGGAAGGACGCCGGTTTGCCGCGACGGCCGACATGAAGATCAGCGACATGGGTGCCAACGCACCCGTGGGCTCCACGCTGGCGCTGCTTGAGCGCCAGCTGAAAGTGATGACAGCCGTGCAGGCGCGTGTGCACTACGCCCTCAAGGAAGAGCTGCAGTTGCTGGCAGCCATCATCCGCGACTACACGGATGACGCGTACTCCTACGAGCCCGACGGCGAAGAGGGGCCCAAGGCCAAGGCGGCGGACTACCGACATGTCGACATCCTGCCGGTGTCGGACCCCAACGCGGCCACTTTGAGCCAGCGCGTGGTGCAGTACCAAGCGGTGATCCAGATGGCCCAGATGGCACCGGACATCTACGACTTGCCCGCGTTGCACCGGGGGATGCTGGACATTCTGGGCATCAAGAACGCCGACAAGCTCGTGCCGCTGCCAGAAGACCAAAAGCCGATCGACCCGGTGACCGAGAACCAGAACGTGCTCAAGGGCGACCCGCTCAAGGCGTTCTTGCACCAGAACCACCAAGCGCACATCGCTGTGCACATGGCGCTCAAGAACGACCCGATCGTGGCGCAGCTCATTGGCCAGAGCCCGAACGCGCCCAAGATTGCCGCTGCACTCGACGCGCACATTGCCGAGCACGTCGGGTTCCAGATGCGTCAAGAGATTGAGGCGCAGCTGGGCATCCCGTTGCCGCCGCAAGACGAGAAGCTGCCTGTGGAGGTTGAGCTGGCGCTGTCAGAGATGATGGCCCAAGCATCCCAGCAAGTGGTCCAGCAGCACCAAGCACAGGCCGCGCAACAGCAGGCCCAGCAGCAGGCGCAGGACCCGGTCATGCAGATGCAGATGCAGGAGCTGCAGATCAAACAGCAGGAAGTGCAGATGAAAGGCCAAGTCGAGATGGCCCGGATGCAGTTGGACCAGCAGCGGTTCCAATTGGAAGCACAAAAGCTGGCCATCGACTCTGCGGCAAAAGCCGACAAGCAGGAGCTTGATGAGCAGAAAGTTTCTGGCCAGTTGGAGCTGGAAGCCATGCGTATCGGCGCGCAGATCAACGAGAGCAAGTTCAAAGAGCAGGCTCGCCAAGAAGAAGCCGGTGTGCGGCTTGGCGCGGACGTGTCAAAGACCAAGATGGAGCAGGCCATCAAGCTTGCCCAGTTGGAAAAGCAGACCAACCAACCCACCAAAAAAGGTTCAGATAAAAAATGATCGCTGACTTCGCACGCGTATTGCGCGAGAAATTACGCACCGACATGAACAACTACGCCGATGACTTGGCCAGCGGTGCATGTCGCAACTTTGACGAATACCAAAAACTCTGCGGAATCATTCAGGGTCTTGCGACCGCAGAGCGTCATCTCCTAGACCTTGCAGAGAAAGTTGAGCAATCAGATGAGTGAAATCATTCTGCCTCCGGGCATCAGCCTGCCCAAACACATCCAGCCAATTGACACCCCAAACGAAGCGGCCAGCGATGACGAAAAAGCGTCAGCACTGCCGGTTCCAACGGGATACAAGCTGTTGTGCATCGTCCCCAACGTCGATGAAAAAGTTGCTGGCACATCGCTCGACCTTGTTCGAGATGCCGCCACCCTGCGCGCTGAAGAACACGCCACAACCGTGTTGTTTGTTCTGCGTGTTGGCCCAGACGCGTACAAAGACCCCGCCAAGTTCCCGTCGGGAGCGTGGTGCAAAGAGGGCGACTTTGTGCTCGTGCGCACCTACACAGGTACG